CGAACTTGAAACCATAGAGGAAGTCGAAGATGAAGCTCATTTGATGGCTATGGAGCGCGTCGAGCAGGAAAACCGCGTACTGACGCTGGAGGAAGCCAGAAACGCCGAAGTGGATACATTCGGCACGGCAATGCACTGGCTTGAACTGAAAATCCATCCATACAAATGTGAAGGCGAAGAAATCAGACACGCTGTTCTTGCGGTTTCGATCTTTTTTGAAAATGAATCAGAAGATGGAGAAGCTGACGTCATGTACTCATGCACTGGTGAACCCAGCGCGTGGCTGTTTCAGAAAGAATACGGGAAACGTTGGCGCTGCTGGCTGCGCAAGCCGACGAAGGAAGAAATGGAGGGGACACCGTGGGAAGCCTGATTCAAGCCATTCGTCAGAAGCATTGCCGTCATAAACTGATTCATTGTGGAAAATGGCTTCACGAGGATAAAGAGTGGGCGATTTCAGGCACATGCGTCACATGTGGTTTTACAGTATTTCGTTTTTCCATAACAGACGAATGTGTTGAGAATATGTACAAGGAGCTGCAAGAAGAAAAGCAAGGTGAGGAGAACCGATGATAAACATCTCATTTACGATGGAGTTTGTAGTCCAATTCCTTTTGAGCGCAACCCTTTCGGTCGGTCTTGTAATGCTCGCGCTCGGTCTCAAGGAACGATTGGAGAATGCGAAATGGAAGAAAGAGCACCGGACGCTATGGCTAAGGCACTATTATGAGACGCATCCCAATCAGATTATGCTGTGCAGCGACGTAATAGCCATGGCCAAAGAGGGCTTGCAGGAGGTCGTATTTGTGGAATGGAGCGACGACTACGACGATTATGCAAGACCGAATCTGACGGAAAACGGCGATATCTATTTTGAACTGCTGGGAGAAGGGAAAAGCGCTGTATTTAAGGCCGAGGATTACAGCAAAGCATTTCGGTGCTGGCTGCACAGACCGACCGACGAGGAGATCAGAAAAGCGCCGAAGTGGAAGGGAGAGAGAAGCAATGGGTGACGAAAAGCTGCCGGGCATCTGCCCAAAATGCGGAAAGATTCTCAAAATCAGGGTGCAGAACGGCAAGGCTGTCTGTATCTGCCCGAATAAGGCGTGCGGGTATATCTACGAGAGCGCGTGACGCGAGAGAGGGAAAACAAATGGAAAGCACCACAATCCAATCCGAAACCAGGCAGGGAAAGCCCATTCCCGTGATAAGAAGCAACCGACACGACATCAACCGCATGATGGGCATATTTGCGGCAATCAACGAATTCGAGCTATGCGAAAAGGAAATGGAAAATCGCATTCGGGCGATTCCGAACGGTTGGAGGGACATGCGGCTGATTGACCGCAAGCTGACGGATATCATTAACGGACTGGTGCAGACGTTTCCGCAGGAAAAGATGATCAGTCTGCGGCGGATGATACCGGGCATGGCCTATAAAGCCTATTACGCCAAGCCCGCAGCCGTGGAAAAGGATGAAACCATCATGGAGCAGAGTCAGGTCGATGTGCTTTGCGACTACGCGCACGAACAATGCAAGATGTGTATAGACATGAAATGCAGTGCCTGTCCGCTGGGCAAGGTCTTTGACAGCATATTGAGCGACGACCGGGACGGACGGAGCTGGGCGGAAATGGACATCATGCGGACGGAAAACGGATAACAAAAGCGCGAACGTTTGCGCATTTGAGACGGGGAGGACACGATGGAAAACCGACAGGGCGGCGAAAAGCCGCGCGTGATTTACAACCGGGATATTCCGAAACTGGAACGGGTCAACGTCATCATGAAGGAAGTTTGCAGGCTGGAGGAACGCATGGCCTGGCAGCAAGACCGCGCCTACAACGTGACGCGCAGGCTGACGGGGATGCCGACCGCGCACGGCGGGGAAAGCGGACTGGACGCGACGCTGGCGGCACTGAGCGCCCTGACGGAGGACTACGGAGAGAAAGTGCGAAGCTACACGCGGGAAATTCGCACGGCGGAACGAATTCTGAGCGAGATTCCCAGCGAGACGATGCGCGTATTCGTTCGGATGTTTTACGTGGACAACCTGTCGGCGGCGCAGGTACGGAGGGAGCTGCACATGAGCGAGTACGGCTTTGCGCGGGCGCGGAACGCCGTCGAGCAGGCGCAGGCCATGAACAGCGTGATCTGGCGGGAAAGATACATGGTGGACGAAAAAGCGGAGAATCTGAGCCAAAACACTTGATTCACGGCCCCGGTCGTGATAAAATGATATCATTGCGAGAGAAGGCGAAGGGACTCAATTCCCTTCGCCTTTTTGCGTTTTGGCATGGAAGTTATGGAGCAAAGGAGGCGGAAAACATGGCGCGGTGCATACTCGAAGTGGACACAAGCGACGTACAGAAGAAGGCATACGCACTGGCCGCCATGCTGTCTGAACAGGAAGGAAAAGCGATGCTCTACGCCGCATTTAAGCGCACGGGCGGGCACACGCGCCAGATCATGAAGAAAGACCTGCCCAGGGAATACGAAATCGGCGCAACGCGCGTGGGGCAGGCCGTGCAGAACGCTAAAGTCAGCATAAGCAACCTCGGCGTGAACTGTCTGATTCCGATTGTGGGCAAGCGGGGCGCGATTGGCAGCACATACCGCGCGACAGGCGGCGCGCACGGCTGGGCATCCATGCACCGCAAGTACACGATTACGGCGCGCATTGTCAAGAGCGGACGAAGCAGACTGCCTGAACAGATGAACAATATCGGCGGACAGCCGCCTTTCCGCAACTATTCCGCGCCGAGCCTCAACCGCGTGGCCTTTACGCGCGAAGGGCAGGAGGCCAGCGGGTACAGCTATCGCAGGCTGCACGATATCGACATGGAACTGCCGGAAAAGGAAAAGCTCTTTGTGAAGAGCGAAGGCGGGAAATACGACCTCGCCCTGTTTGTGCAGCGCTGGGCCAAATACAGCGTAGGCGCGCAGACAAGCGGCGAAGACACGCTCGACGAGGTGCGCGCAACGCACGAAAAGATTAAAACGCGCAAGACAGAGCTGGAAGTCGCCCAGATGGAGGGGCGGCTGGTGGACGTAACGGAGGTGCGCAAGCTTTGGGCGGAAATCGTTACGCGTGTCACGCAAAACCTGCTCAAGATGCCCAGCAAGGTTGCGCCTCAGCTGGTGATGGTGGGCAGCGCGGACATGATCGGCGCAATCCTGGACGATGAAATCCGGCAGACGCTCACCAGCCTTGCGGACACGCCGCTTCCAGGCGCGGCGGCGGATGAAACGGAAGAAAGCGCGGAAAGCGGGGAGGACGAAACGGGGGGATAACGCGGGATGGATTTGCATGATCTGGAACGCGAGACCCTTGAACTGTTCAGGCCGCCGAAGCGGCAGACGGTTTCGGAGTGGGCGGACGAGAACCGCGTGCTGGTTTCGGAATCAAGCAGCGAACCCGGCCCGTGGCGGACGGACAGAGCGCCCTATCAGCGGGAAATCATGGACGCGTTTACGCAGAGGGGCGTTCATGAGATCGTGGTGATGTCAAGCTCGCAGGTAGGCAAAAGCGAAATCGAGCTGAACATGATGGGACAGGCGATTGACCACGACCCCGGCCCGATGCTTTATGTGCAGCCGACGGACAGCGTGGCGGAGGACTATTCCAAACGACGCATAGCGCCGATGATTTCCGCCTGTCCGACGCTCAGACAGAAGATTTATCGCGCAAAGGGGCGCGACAGCGCGAACACCATCACGATGAAGCTGTTTCCGGGCGGCAGTCTGGCGATTGTCGGCGCAAACAGCCCTTCCGACCTGGCGAGCAAGCCGGTCAGGTACATCTTCTTTGACGAAATTGACCGCTTTCCACTGAGCGCGGGCACGGAGGGCGACCCCATCAAGCTGGCTGAGCGGCGAACAGAAACGTATCGCCACAACCGAAAAATTGTCAAGACCTCTACGCCGACAATCAAGGGAGCGAGCAAAATTGAGGACGCGTACATGAAGGGCACGCAGGAAGAGTGGCGCACCGAATGCCCGCATTGCAGGCAGTTTTCCTATATCCGGTTCGAGGATGTGCGATTTGATACGGAAAAATACAAAAAGCCGGACGGGCAGACGGATTACAT